ATATGTGCTGCTTATGCACAAGAAGTATTGGAGCAAGAATTACTAGAACAGGGTATTCAAGATGAATAATTGGTTTATTATGGTCACATGTGCTGTCATTTCTCTGTCAATGCATTACTTTATAATTCTGTTATACCTCAGCCACGGATAGATTTTATACAGGAAACAATACCATGATAAAAATAATAGCAAAAAATGACTACGGCGAGAAAGAAACTTTCGAAAAATGGAATGGAAAGTTTTATGATGAAACTGATTTAAAACAAATTATTAACATACAGAGTGATACTGCTGTTTATCGTCCAGACTCTACACTAGATGGTGAAGGAGTTCCTATTGCATATGTGATAACTAATGCATTTGCAAATGACCATATGAGAGATATCCTGTATGGAATTCAAGAAAGTTCAGTTATGAGAGCAAACTGTGCAGGCCCTATTGATGCTAAAGAAATGTTGAAGAAGGGTCTTATTGAGGGTGAGCATTATAAACTACGAACACCTAACTCTTACCATACTCGCACTAAAAATGGTGGATGGGGTATGATTGCGTATGCAAATCAGATTGATTCAGTCATGATTGGCGTAAAACGTGGACGGTTTACTGGAAAAATTAACATATCAAATCCTGATAAGTGGGAACTGTTAGAGGAACTTTGTGTTGATGTAGAGAAAGCATTTGACAAAGCTGCTCCTGAGATATATCAGAGACAACGTAGATTTGCAGAAGAAGCAATCTCACCAGAACATAGGCATGGAATGGTAACAACCCTATCAGCAAATAGGTACAGCGCAATGCAGAGTACCGCTATGGCCGTTCACTCTGATGGCAAGGACGTTGAGTATACAACAATGAGTTGCCATCGTCAGGGGGATTATACGGGTGCTTACCTGTCATTTCCTCGCTGGGGCATTGGTCTAGATTTACCAGATAATTCAGTATGTATCGCAGATTCTAAGTCACTACATTGCGTTACACCTATTCATGGCCCAGGCCAAAGATTTACAACAGTTTGTTATACTGATCTCTCATGTGCAACACAAGGAAACATGGGCAAATCTGAACGACTTATTGGTCGATTTGCAAAAAATGAAGTTGGAAGTTTAGAAAATTTTATATAGAAGTACCTTGACTTTTCTCTCACGTAATGGTATTATAACACTATGGATTTTTATACAAATGTTCTTCAGTACGGCAACTTTCTTTTGGTGCGTGGAGTCAAAGACGGTGAGCGAAACATAAACAAACGGGTGAAATATTCACCAACATTGTTTGCTCCTGTTAAAAAGGAAACACCATACAAAACCCTAGATGGGAAGTATGTAACAGATATCCAATTTGATACTATGCGTGAAGCAAAAGAACACGTTGAAGCTTATAAATCACAGCCTGGCCTAGTCTACGGCAACACTCAATATCCATACAGTTATATTGCAGACAATTATAATGGTCGTGTCGAATGGGATATTGATCAGCTGATGATGGCAACTATTGATATTGAAGTCAAATCAGAGAATGGTTTTCCTTCCCCTACCGAAGCAAAAGAAGAGCTGTTATCCATTACCATCAAGAACCATCAATCCAAGAAGATTGTGGTATGGGGTATCGGTGACTTCACAACAGACCGCAATGATGTTACCTATGTCAAGTGTGGGAATGAAGTACATCTACTGAAGGAGTTTCTTGTATTCTGGGAACGACACTATCCAGATATCATCACAGGCTGGAATACAGAGTTCTTTGATATTCCTTACATCTGCAATCGCATCATGAAACTATTTGGCGAGGATGAACTAAAACGATTGTCGCCGTGGGGTTCAGTGAGAGAACGTGAGGTGTATCAATTAGGCAGGCGTCATCAGACATACGACATTGCAGGGGTTTCTGCATTGGATTACTTTAAATTATATCGTAAGTTTACCTATACTGCACAAGAGTCCTATCGACTAGATCACATTGCTTTTGTAGAATTGGGTGAACGCAAGACAGGCAATCCCTTTGAGACATTCAGTGAATGGTATCAGAAAGATTATCAGTCGTTCATTGAATACAACATACAGGATGTTGAGATTGTTGACCGTCTAGAGGACAAGATGAAGCTGATTGAGCTGTGTCTTACTATGGCATATGATGCTAAGGTCAACTACACAGATGTGCTTGGTTCGGTAAAGTATTGGGACATTATCATCTACAACTATCTACGTGAAAAGAACATTGTCATACCACAAAAGGTTGCACAAGAGAAATCAGAGAAGTTTGAAGGTGCGTATGTCAAAGACCCACAGGTAGGTATGCATAAATGGGTAATGTCGTTTGATTTGAACTCACTGTATCCCCATCTAATTATGCAGTACAACATATCCCCAGAGACACTCATTCCGAGTAAACCTGTGAAGGGGTTAGTGGATAAGCTGCTTGAAGGTAAAGCAGGCAACCCAACCGAACATTGTATGACACCAAATGGTGCGTTCTTTCGTAAAGACAAACGTGGGTTTCTTCCAGAACTAATGGAAACCATGTATAATGACCGCACCAAATACAAGAAACTTATGCTCCAAGCATCACAGGAGTATGAAAACACCAAGAACCCAAGACTGTTGAAAGACATATCCAAGTATAACAATATTCAGATGGCTAAAAAGATATCTCTGAACTCAGCTTATGGTGCAATCGGAAATAACTATTTCCGATACTATGATTTGATGATTGCAGCTGCAATTACTACATCAGGTCAACTATCTATTAGGTGGATTGAGAAATCCCTTAATATCTATTTGAACAAGCTATTGGAGACAAAAAATGAAGACTATGTTATTGCTTCGGATACAGACTCAGTGTACATTACTTTTGACCGATTGGTTAATAAGCTGTTTGGCGACAGAAAAGAGACTAGCACAATCGTCAACTTCTTGGACAAGATTGCAAAAGAGAAGCTGGAATCATTTATTGAAGACAGTTATAAAGCTCTTGCTAAGGTAACAAACGCATACGAACAAAAGATGGTAATGTCTCGCGAGGTTATTGCAGACAAGGGCATCTGGACTGCAAAGAAACGATACATTCTCAATGTCCACGATAGTGAGGGGGTGCGATACAACGAACCTAAACTCAAGATCATGGGTATCGAAGCAGTCAAATCATCTACTCCACAAGTATGTCGTAACAAGATTAAAGAAGCACTCAAGATCATAATAAACGAAGATAGCAAAGTGCTAAATACATTCATACAAGACTTTCGGAGTGACTTTATGAACCTAGAACCAGAAGAGATTGCCTATCCACGTTCAGTGAATGGGTTGGAGAAGTTCTCATCGTCAAACGGTATGTTTGCGAAGGGTGCGCCGATGCATTGTAAAGGAGCAATCCTATACAATCACCTACTCAAGACCAACAAACTAACGAACAAATACCCTCTGATACAAGAGGGGGATAAGATTAAATTCGTGCATCTACGTCAACCAAACGTATATACCGCGAGTGCGTTTTCTTTTATAACTGCATTTCCAAAGGAACTTAACTTAAAGGACAAAATAGACTATGATACACAGTTTACTAAATCATTTGTAGAGCCATTGAAGTTTATATCAGAAAAGATAGATTGGTGGATAGACGATAGTTATGGAGAGCAGGGGACGCTACAGGGATTTTTCTAAATGAGATACTACAGATATACGCTTGATGATTTGAAACAATCATCAGACAGAAAATTATTTAATTACATATCATTCTTCGCAGGTGGCGGTGGTTCATCTGCTGGATATAAACTTGCGGGCGGTGACTGTAAGTTTGTCAATGAGTTTCAACAGGTCGCGGTGAACACCTATCTGGAGAACTGGCCCAATACACCACATATATGTGGTGATATCAAACAGGTGACAGGCAAACAGATCATGGAGATGACAGGACTGAAGGTAGGAGAGCTGGATATACTAGACGGCAGCCCACCTTGCCCACCATTCTCTATGAGCGGTACTAAACAGAAGGGTTGGAACAAAGAAAAGACTGCGTATGGTATGAAACAAAAGAACATTGAAGACCTGACTTGGGAACAGATACGCATTGCGGCCGAGATGAAACCCAAAGTTATCGTGTGTGAGAACGTCAAAGGGTTGACAATGGACTACGCAAGAGAACATCTAACCAAGATGGTACGAGACTTTGAAGCACTTGGATATACCACAGTATACAAGGTACTGAATGGCATTCATTACGGTGTACCACAGAAACGACAGAGAGTGTTTATCATATCCATACGAAACGATGTGATGGAAAAGATTGATATGCCGTGGATGCTTGCGAGTTCAATCTATCCAGAACCAAGAATAGAAGAAGAGCCTACCATAGAAGAAGCGATAGGTGATTTGCGAAATGATGAGGAGAACATGACAGAGGCTCATGAGCTATGTGAGATTATGAAGAAGGGTGCAAAATACAAGTGGTTGAAACGTCTACCTAAGAACCCTGAGAAAGTGGTATCAGTGGGTGATGATGTGGTCAAGCCGTGGTATGATAAGGTAATTCGACATCGTGCGAAATGGGGTAAGGAACTACCAGAACATAAGAACTCATTCTTCCAATCAAGACGAGTGCCATGGCATCAAGCATCACATACGTTATCTGAACAGGGATTGCAAACCTCTCTTGCGGTGCATCTACACGCATCAGAGGATAGAGTGTTCACTACCAAAGAGAGTAAGCGGTTAATGACACTACCAGAAGACTATATTCTGACAGGTACATTAAACCAACAACTCGCAAGAATTGGACTGATGGTTGCACCTATGTGTATGAAGTATGTCGCAGATAGCATTTACGAAACTGTGTTGAAACCTTATAAGGATTTAAAATAAGATGACTAAATTAATATTAATCATAATATCGATGTTATTAGGAATGAGACTAATAACATTCACTTTAGGTTTAGTGGGGGTCTTGTCATGAAAAAGATGAAGATAATTGCCGGGCCTTGCCAGCACCAAACGCTAGAGCAATCTTTAGAAATAGCGACTGAGTGCAAACGTGTCTGCGATATTCATGGCATAGAGTACATTTTTAAGGCATCATTTGATAAAGCCAACAGAACATCAGTTGACGGTCAGCGTGGTGTTGGTATGAATGATACGATGAGAGCGTTTGGTGTTATAAGAAGAGGCCTTGATGTGAAAACATTAACAGACGTTCACTCTGTCACTGATATTGATGACATCATAACTAAATCTCATCCAGTGGATGTGCTTCAAATTCCAGCGTTTCTGTCGAGACAAACTGACTTGATACAAAGAGCTTGCACAACGAACAAGATAGTCAATATCAAGAAGGGTCAATTTCTAGCTCCGTGGGATATGGAAGGCGTGCTAAGCAAAACGAGTGGTGCAAAAGAGATATGGCTAACTGAAAGAGGAACCAGCTTCGGATATAACCGCCTCGTTGTTGACTATACAGGCATGCAGTATATGAAAAAGCACTACCCCGTCCCCATATTCTTTGACGCTACTCACGCTGTACAACAGCCAGGCGGAAATGGTGACTCTAGTGGTGGCAATAGGGATTACGTTACAGGACTTGCTTGCGCCGCCGCTGGTATGGGCATTACTAACTTCTTCCTTGAAGTACATGCTGACCCTGATAATGCTCCTAGTGATGGCCCTAACATGTTAAACCTTAAAGACTTCGCAAGTACTGTGAAACGAGTTGCTTTGATTGTAAAAACTTTGGGTAACGCATGGTGGATATAAACCCTGATCACGGCATGGTAAGTATGAATACAGCGATACTCATACCTGCCCGTATGAAATCATCACGCTTGCCTGGCAAACCACTAATCAAACTAGGAAACAAGTTCATGATACAGCGCGTATACGATGAATGCGTGAAGAGTGGACTTGACGTATACGTTCTTACTGACAGTGAAAATATTGCGGCACTCTTTAAAGAGAATGTCGTATGGGTAAGCGAAAAGAACTACGTGAATGGTACTGAACGCTGTGCAGATGCGATTCGTCATAAGATGTTTGACCCCTACGACAGCTTTATAAACGTACAGGGTGACATGCCTGACATTTCACAGGACATTATTCAAACAACTTTAAACAAATTGAAGTGGATTGATGACTACAGCGTGACCACAATGTACACTAATATGAAAAGGGACTTGCAAAACGATCCCAATAGTGTTAAAATGATTCTAGATTCGGATAATAGAGCATTGTGGTTTGGTCGAGGTATGAAATATGGAGAGCATCACTTGGGTATCTACGGGTATTCTCGCGATTCACTCACTCAGTATCCACAGTTGAAAATACCGAAAGAAGAAACTATTGAAGGCCTAGAACAACTACGTTGGTTGAAAGCTGGATATAATATTGGATGCATACACACAGAGTTTGATGGTATTGAGATAAATACATTAAACGATGCAATTGAGTGGAGACGAAAACATGGTCAAGTTCAGAATTTTGAAACCGCACAGTCGAGTGCGGCCATGCATCATTACCTAAGAGGTGATTTACCTAACTAAAGAGGTGGAGTATGACTATAGCAGGAAAGGTGTGGGGACAGACGGAACTAGTAGAAGCAAACGGAGCGCTTGAGTTTCATAGAATTGATATGAATAAGGGTGGTGTATGTTCTAAACATTTGCACGAATTTAAGTGGAACGGATTCTATGTCGAGTCTGGTACAATGCTCATTCGTATCTGGCAGAAAGACTATGACCTAGTAGATGAGACTATTCTTGCCGCAGGTGATTACTGTAAGGTGAAGCCAGGTGTATATCATCAGTTTGAATGTATTGAGAGTGGAGTCGCATTTGAGTTGTATTGGGCAGAGTTCAATCACAATGATATCAAACGCGAATCAGTAGGACATGCATAAATGTGGTATCTACTGTTAACTTTGTATTTACCCTTGCAGGACAAGGAGATTATGTTTAGATTCGATGATTTTCGATCAAAAGCACCTTGTATACTCGCCAAGATAA